GTTCCCTGCAAACGATCTGCAAGGTCGTAAGGCAGTCCATGTTGCAAAGCTACTCGAGTTCGCAGACTTGCCGTCTCATAACCAGCGATTTGATTCTGCAAAACTTCAAGTTGCTTGTCTGCATCTGCCTTACTTTGATTAGTAGCTTCGATCGTTGACTTCAAGCCACCATTTTCTTTTTCCAACTCTTCAACACGAGATTTGAGCTGGTCATAGTCGACATATTTCTCTTTCTCTCGAGATAAGCGAGCCTTAATAGCAGCATCAAATTCTTCCTGTGTAGTGATTGGTTTAAATTCTGACATTCTCATGTCTCCTTTCTCCTGCTTTCCCGGCAGTTCGGTAATTTTTTTGGCATCAAAAAAAGCAGTCACAAGACCGCTTATTTTAATAACTGATTTTTTGCTTTTTCTTAGGCTTGGTTGTAGCACAAGCCCAGTGCGCAAGCAAAGCACTATCCATCAAAGAAATATCCATATCGTCAAAGTGCGATCGATAACCAAAGCCACCATTTGAGCCAATATTCCGCTTATCACAGTTAGTAGCTACCTTTGATAGAGATGGTTGACCAGCGTGACAGATGGTCTTCTGGTAAATTCCCTGTTCCCAAAGAGCGTTGGCTACGATGATTTCTTTCACCGTAGGCAGAATCACATTCTTGATTCTGTAGTCCTTCAACTCTTCATCCAGGATCTTTTGACCACTTGCACCATCCACAACAATCTGAGCTACATCAGCTTGTCGTAGAAAAGCTACCATCCACTCATTCCCATTACGAACGGATTGACAATCGACAGTTTCAACAAAAAAACGACCATCTTTGGTCCGTGCAGCAATACTCATCGCTACATTCGTTCCATCTTGGCCATACTTGATACCAACAGACAGCTTGCCAGACAATTCTGGTACGTCATCCACCTTGAGCTCGTTCCACTCCGTCTCAGAAATAGCAGATTTCTGGTTGTAGGTTGGCCAAAATCCCAAACGTTGGATATTATGGTCCAGCTTATCCTCACCAAGCTCTGCTTCAATCTTACGCTCATTTAAGTGGTAGCCCATGGATGGATTGGAATTATACCAAGCTTCCACATCGTCGATTTCCTTTTCATCGGAAACCGACCACTCAGCCCAGCCAGAATACTTCCCTTTTCCAAAGAGACAAGTCTCACGGTATTTCGTAAAGACCGTACCACTCGATACAGGAGTTGGAGGTGTCCCACACATGATTGTGATAGGATTCTCACTATCCGTAACCGTGTATTTCAAAGCAGATTCCTGTTCAGTCGTGTACTCTTGAGCCTCGTCAATGATCAGCATATCAAAACCTTCACCAAGACCACCATTTGAGGTTCTTGTACGGAATTGGATTACACCACCTGTTGAATACAGCTCGATTCTTTCTTGTCCCTTTGCTCGAATGGAATTAAAATCCTCACCATCTACATAACCCATTTTTTCAAGGTATCGTTTAACCTTTTCAAAAGAGGCATGAGAGGTAGAAATTCTGTGGGCAGTATGTAGGATATTTAATCCTTCATGTAGCCCCCAAATTTCACCAATATATAGGATTTCAGATTTCCCATTACGACGAGGAATAGAGTAACCAAACTTCTGATGCACCCAAAGACCATTTTTATCAACAGCCATCAAAGGCAACAAAAGATTCTTCTGCCAAGCATAGCAAGAAAGACCAGTCCGTTCGTAAAATTCAATCGCTTCTTTAGCTTTTGAATTTTTCTTGACGTATTTTAAAATCACCGATTGAGTAGGATTCTGATTGCCAAGTTTCTTCTTCCTCGCCATTCCACTTTCCTTTCAATCGTCATCGCATGATAACCCTATCGCTGGGAGATACGGATCACCTCCTAAACTAAAACATAATAAAAGCACCTAACTTCAACTTCAGTTAAGTGCTTTTATTTAATCGGTTCACCCTTAGCATAAGCTTCTTTAGCCTCCGCAAGTGTCATTTTATTTGGACCGCCATCGGTATTTATAATACCTGTATTTTGCCAATGACAGACGTCACAGATATCATAGTCCATAACTTCAGTTCCACAAACAGGGCAATGAAGCCATAGATAACCATCAATCTCCCATGTCTTTTTTGAATTCTCCATCATAGTACTCCTTTCCTAAGTCTGGTTTAAACATCGTATTTATTTTATGTACTTTAGGATTTCCTAAAACATATACGTTGTTCTCAACATCATAACGAACTCGTCTATGTTCCGTCTGATAACCTAATATCTTGTCCGATGTCTGTTTTGATAACAAATCAGACGCCATTTTTTGGTATTCTTCAATGGTTATATCGCCAAATTCTTTTCCATGATCTTTGAAATGACCATTTAAAGATTTTTCAGTAGGGAACTTTGCTTTAGTCCATTTTATACGGTCTTTTAGTTCCTTGTATCCCTTAACATCATTATACTTCAAATCCTGAAATTTTGCCAGTGAAATAGGAGCGTTTTTAACTCCTAAAACATCAACTATTGTCTTATACTCCTGAATGTCTGCTTTGCGATTGTTATCACGCACATCAATATTTATTCTCTTACGATTTTCTAATTCATCTGAACTCTTATTGCTGATTTTTTTAGTCCAGACATTTTGAATTTTTCCACTTTTCGGATCATAGTCAACAGTACATCTACAATGTTGATGTCTTCTATAAACGTCCTTTGGAACTCTTGGATATTTATAACTCCCTTGAACTTCTTGACACCATTCACAACAATGAAAATAAGGTTTTCTGACAATCTCCGGTTGTAAGCCAGCTTTATGATGAAGCTCCGCATTCTCACGAATGCTATCATCAATAATAGACTGTGTGAAGTTCACAATAGGTTCACCAAGCAACCAACTCACATCTTCAAAGTTCTCCTCATACGAAAAGCGATTAACAATGCCAGCGATTCGATCCCGATTCAATTCAGGAACTTGAATTTCCATACCGATTTTCGCTTCCTGATTCAAATTCTTCTGAACATCGCTAGCGTAACCACTCACAATCTCGTGATTTCGTCCTAGCACGTCCGTCAGCAAACGTTGAGCGATATTGTAATACATTTTACCGTCTGGTAATTTATCGGCGCTCAGAGACGCTCTTAGAGCCTTAGAGAGAATTTCACCAATTTCAATCGCAAACTCATTTGCTGTTTTGTAGGTTGATTTTTTAGCTTCCAACATGGCAAAAGCATTTCTGACAATCTCACTCTTACCAAAATCTCTCTCAAATCTCTCTTGAACCTCTTTCAAGATATCAGGTAAAACATCATTCTCCATTTGAACCATCCTCGCTTACAACTGGTTTGGCAGACATGTCTCCAGCGATACCAGTAAGGTCTCGAATGGTTTCTGCGTTGATGTAACCAGGTAAAGCCTGATTTAGTTTCACAACACCGTCACCAATCATAGTCATGGTATTCGCATCAGCTTCAAACAATGGTTCCCACTTGACTGTAGTTCTTACAAATTGACTTCTGGCATAATGAAACTCATCACGTAAGCACGCTGCAACATAAGCTACGTTAAGTAAACCAGCTCCAAGCGATCTCTGAGCCTTACGTCCAGCCAATCTCAGATTCTCATGACTAGCCTTGATTGCTTCTACTGATGACGGATTATCTGATACAAAACCAAGGTCATCCAAGGTCAAACCCATTTCCCCAGCAAATCCAGCAGCTGCTGTTCTTAGCTGTTCCGTAAACGGAGACATGCTTGCTGTAGTAAATTGTCCAACGCTCGGCTTCTCACCTTTATCGCTTGAAGAAATCGTCAACAAGCTTGATACAGTAGCTTTCCATTTCTCCATAGGTTCCGCATCAGGATCAAGTCCAAGAATGTATTTCTGTGGCCATGAGTAGAACTCAGCAGTGATATCAGCCCGTTCCAAAGTTCGCTTAGCGTATTTCTGATAATACATTCCTGCCCTGGTAATACGAGACCGACCAAAAGGACGAACCGCATCAGGACGATGAATGACCGGAACTAGCTGAGGAATACCCGTTTCATTCGTAACCGAGTAAGGCTCCCCATCTTTCGGAATAAAATGAGTAGCATTAGGTTCAAAGTATGCTTCAAGCGTTGGACGATTGTAATCATCATGAGCCAGAACTGCATAACCTTCCACAAGCAATCCAGTTATAGGATCAATAACACCCGTCGCATTACTTGATTCAATGACTTGCAACCTCACCTCATCATCTTCACCCTTCGAAATGTAGACGAAACTACACGAACCAATCAGCGCAGCTAAAATAGCACTATCAAAGAAGATATCTGGATTGTTCCGATTNGCATTACTTGATTCAATGACTTGCAACCTCACCTCATCATCTTCACCCTTCGAAATG